TTATTGAAATATCATGAGTTATCACATATCAATGATAATATGCTCTATGCAGTAGAACTCATGCCAGATAATCATGCAGAACTGTGTGAGAAACTAGGTGTGTCAGTTGATCACCCTCACTATGTGTGTGCTAATGCATTAGAATACGATTATTCTTTTGGAGAACCTATTGGAGTTGAATTGTTTTGTGGTCCTTGACAGTGATTGAAACGGGGAGCCCCTAAAGTGTCCTAGTAGTGTAAGGAGCACTCTGCTCCACAATCAATACCAAATGCAAGACAAAATCGCACAGGTTAAGACTTTCGTGAATGAGAATGTTTCCAATGAACTTCTCAAGAATGTCGGTCTCTCTACTGCTATTCTGTTTGTCGTGATTGTTGCACAACTTCTTATTCACGAAGTTGTTGCAGTTGTTGATGCAATCCCAGTGTTCAATGGTGTTATGGAACTCGTTGGACTTGTCGCTTTCATTAACTTCACGAGCAACAATCTGATCACTACAGAACAGCGTACTTCACTGCTTGATAAAGTCAAGAGCACTTACAATCAAGTCGTTGAGTGAGGGGTTTATCCCCTCTTTTTTATTTGTATGAGTATCCTTTATCTCTTGACTTTTGCCCCTTGGCATCCTATTATTTGATTATGAACAAAACAACCACTAAAAACCTGCACCTTGAGCACCCTGAAGATATGGTGCTGACTGGAAATCTTGAGGTTCTTGATTGGTTCTCTGAACCTGATAGTTTTATCTCTACAAAACTTGATGGAAGTCCTAGTTTGGTGTGGGGTCGCAATCCTGCTAATGGTAAGTTCTTTGTAGGGACTAAATCTGTCTTCAACAAAGTAAAAATCAAGATCAATCATTCTCATGAAGAAATTGATGCGAACCACGAAGGTAAAGTTGCGGACATTCTTCACTCTTGCCTTGATTATCTTCCTCGCACAGACTATATCATTCAAGGTGACTTTATTGGTTATGGTGGCAGTGATACTTATCGTCCCAACACGATCACTTACGTCTTTCCTGAGGTAGTCACTCAAGACATTATTGTTGCTCCACATACTTACTACATTGCAGAGAATGATCTGCGTGATGCTGTTGCTTACCCGATGGACTTTGCAGTCGATGACACTTACTTTTGTAAGTTTGTGACACCTATTGCTGAGATTTGTCCTTATCGTGATGACATTGAAGACATCAGTAAGTTTGCCAAACAGATGAGCACTTTGTGTGAGTTTATGACTCCACGCAAAGCAACAGAAATCAAAAAAGTCATCAATTCCTACATCCGCAAAGGTATTGAGGTTGATGAGCATGAAATTGCAGAAAATTATGATGTTGACATCAACGTGCTACGATTGTGGAAACTCGTCTATTCTATCAAAATGGATTTGTTCTTCTTTATTGAACGTGAGGATGACATCAAATGTTATATTGAAGATATGCAGTGTGACCATGAGGGTTATGTCATGAACAATCAGTTTGGTATGCTAAAGATTGTTGATCGTTATCAATTCTCACGAGCAAACTTCATTATGGAAAAAAACTGGATTTGATTTATCATGGCAACTTACAAGGCAGAGATTAAAACAGTCCCTACTGGTGGACAGTTCACTGTAACAACAGAATCAGGAAGTATATCAACTGCAAGACAACAAATTGAAAAACTTTACGATCCCATTTACATTTACAACCTTCGTGAATGTAGGGGTGGAGGTAGTTCATCTGGCGAAGATGCAATGGGTTGGTTATACCTTATTGCCTTTGCTGTTGCTCTCTATGTTATAGTTGAATACTGGTGGATTGTTGTTCCTCTGGGTGTGATTTGTTTGATTGCTTGGATTTACAAGCAGTTTTCCAATGATTGAAACAGGGGGCCCCTAAAGTGTCCTAGTAGTATGAACAGCACTAACGCACAGATGACGGTTGAAATGCAACCCCGCAAGATCAACAACACTGTCTACGATATGCCCACCGTTGATGGTATGGACCGTTGCCAGATTAACAACCGTTTGCACTACATCAACGTGGAAATTGACAAACTCCGCACTACTCAAAAGGCACTGATTGCAATGCGTAACCAACTCGATCGACACAATGAAATGCTAGAGATGGGTGATCTGTTTGATGAAATGTTTGGAGGTTGATGATGCAAATTGATGATAAACTAATTCGGGTGATTGATAGTCTCACCCAAGCAGTAAATGTATGCTATTCAGTGGATAATAGCACTGATGATGATTATGAAAAGACCTATCCTTTTGCGACTGGTTATTCTAAATCAGCAATGAATACTGCAATCGAAGATCTCTCAAGAATTGTAGAATATCTTCGCAAAGATAGTGATTGAAACAGGGGGCCCCTAAAGTGTCCCAGTAGTATGAGCACAACTGAAATGACTACAACTACCTTCGCAGAGTATTCTCAACAGCAAGAGGCAAAGAACAACATTGCTAATGCAGTTCTAGGACATACTCTTGCATTGTGTGAAGCACTTCGTCACAATGGACCTGATGGTTATGACTTCTACCCAGAAACGGGTCGTAAGTATCACAAACTGATCATGGTTGATAATGGAGGTGGACGCAGTGTTCATGCCTTTATTGATAAGCAAACCGGTCAAATGTATAAGTCTGCCTCTTGGAAGTCTCCTGCCAAAGGTGTACGTTATGACTTGCGATTGATCGGTGATCGTGAATGGTTGCTCGAACATGCTGACTGGGCAGGTGGTTACTTGTACGCAAAATGATTACAGAAATGACTAACTACGATCAAGAAATTAAAGACATGACTGTTACCAAATCGCTGCGTTTGCTGCGTGATGGTTTCAAGAATGAACTTGCCGATTGTGTTTATGCAGACGAAAGAATGACTGAACTTTTGCATGAACTTGTAAGTGACTTTGTTGATGCTAACATTCCTATAGTTGATGAAGACAATCGTATTGAACTTGCGATGATGATGATGGAAACCTTGAATATTGTTGCACGATAGATGCCTAGTAAGGAACAACTAATCGACGCACTTTACAATGAATATGTGTTTCTCTGCCACGATGATTTCGATCCAGATGAAGATGCAACACCCGAAGAATACCTTGAAATGTTAAAAGAAATGAGTTATGATGAATTAATTGAAGAAACATCAACGGATGACATCTTCAGTATAGATGAGTTTATGAGTTCTTGGGGATGATTAAACTCACAACCTGATTACAGAATACTCTGCACAACTTGATTACTCTGAAGCACACTACTGATTAACTAAAATGGCAACTCGATCTCGTATTGGTATTGAACTTAAAGACGGTTCTATTCTCTCTGCCTATCATCATTGGGATGGTTATCCTGAGTGGTTGGGTCGTATTTTGAAGACTCATTACAACACCAAAGAGCAAGTTTCCGAACTGATTGATGGTGGTGATATGTCTTCCTGCTGGTCTGATAAGATCTGGGGTGAAGAACTTCCCGAAGGTAAGTATGCTCCGGAGTATTACTCTGCCCGTGGTGAAGATTGCCCTCCTCGTCTTGATAAAGACCACGGCACTTATCTTACTGAAGATGCAGAAGAGTATTCTTATCTCTTCACTACTTACGGTGAATGGATTTGTCACGATACTTGCCAGTGGCATGATTCCTATCTAGAGTCTGTAGAGATTCCCAATGGAGCACTAGCAGTATGAAATGCGAAGTTAAACTCTATGTTGCTGGAAAAGTCTTCACGGAGATTGTAGAAGCAGCAAACTATCAAGATGCAAGAGAAACAGCACAAGCACGAAATCCTAACGCAAAGGTTATCGGTGTGAACGCAGTTTTCAAATAATTTAATTCACTTATCCTTACGAGGAGATTCTAATGACTAAGACAGAACAGTTTATTGAAGCACTCCAGCAAATCCCGCAGGAAGTGTATCGTGACTTTATGAAAGTTGCGAAGGTTGTTTCACTTTTATATCCATCATCTTTCGGCATTGATTGCTTTGCTCGCGGAGAAGGAATTGAGTATGGTTTCCTCGAAGAAATCAGCAAATACATCAATCTAAGGGCAAACACCAAAGGTCAAGCAAATGACCCTGATTATGTGTTTGATGATAACATTTTCCCTGATGCAAAAACCCAGTGTAGTGGTATGAAACCACAAAAGAGTGGAGCAAAACTATTCTATACCAAACAGTGGGACGTTCAGAAGAAAGCAAAGGGCACCAGTTCTTTTCAATCAAAGGCAGATTGTTATGTGTTGATTGACCCTCACTATGCTCGTATTGCTGTTGTAGATAGTGCAGTATTTTATGGCAAGAAAGTAACACCAAACACTGCGCGGTTAAGTTTCTCTGTTGCACCTGAAGATGTGACGATGATTTATGATGGTGCTGCAACAGTTTATGATGTTGAGGTGCAGCATGATTCTAATGCAATCTATCGTAAGATTTGGGAGGAAGCATCATTGAAAGTAATGTGATGCAAACAGGGGGCCCCTAAAGTGTCCCCATAGTGTAAGCACCGCAACCACGATGACCAAACTAACAACCTGTCAGGTGTATGGCAAACTGAAAGTAACTGACTTCAGTGTATTTGAGAAACCTGGAAAGAACAAAGGTGCTCGCGGGCAACTGTTAGAAACTGTTCTGGGAGTTCCTAACTCTTCCGACTTGAAAGATTTGGAAGATGGTGAAATTAAGACTTTCACTGTTGGTGAGAGCATTGCTGCCACACAGTTGAAGCATTGTCTATCTGAAATCATCGAAGATTCTGTGTCTTTTGATGATAGCAAAGTGGGTCAGAAACTGAAGCAAACTCTCTATGTTGGTTTCACCCGTGACAATGATTGTCGGTTGTGAGATTCTGAATGAGGAAACTCATCCCGAACACTATCAGGAACTGCGTGAAGATTTTGATTATATTTGCCAGAAGATTCGATATGCTTGGAATACTGAAGTCGAACTGAATACCATTACTGGACCTAACGGACTGCTACAGATTCGCACCAAAGCATCTAAAACTAATGGTCACTATGTTCCTCTCCGTTTTGCAGGTGTGACCCTTAAGGATAAAGGTATGGCATTCTATTTGTGTGGTCAATTCGGTCGCAACCTTTTCTGATAGAAACAGGGATCCTCTAAAGTGTCCCCATAGTGTAAGCACCTCTCTTCTGCAATGCAACTGACTTCTCAAGGACAATCCCGTGCAATGGTTGTTGAGTTTCGTCCTCACAACATTCTCACCGATAAGTTTGTTTATACTCTCAAGTTTATGGGTGATGAGATGAGTAAGTCGATGCGATTGATGAGCAAGAAAGAAATGATTGAGACTGTCAATGCACGTCTTGATCTTAACTATGAGGTGACAGATTTCCTGACTGAACCTCAAGAATACTTCCCTTGTGCTTGTTAATTTGTGTCATTGATTAAGCAATTCATTCAACCACAAAAGATGCAATTCCAAGTTACTGAAATTGAGTTTGATTTCGATGATGCTCTCCATCCCATGACTGAGGTGGAAATGAGTGAAGTTTATGAAGACTACATTGGTACATTTTGGGAAGCAGATGATGGAGATGATCTAGTTGAAGAGATTACAAGTGCATCTGGTTGGTGTATCAAGTCCATTGATTATCATCACGTTTTGAAATGATTTCCCTTCCTAATCCTACAAACAAAATGACAATGACTACCGAACAACTTCAAAAATTCAAGTTTAACTATTGTGAGAAGATTATTGATGATATGGATATGGATACCTTGATGCAATTAGCACATGATTTGTTAATGGATTCTTATCAATCATGCACTGAAGAAGAGATCAAAGAAGAGATTCTTGATCTTTATGATGAAGAAACCCTGAATGATATGATGGAGGAAGTGAAGTGATTATCTACACAACTGAGGACAATAAGAGTGCATATTCGATTGATGATGAGGGGTGTTTGTATTATACTCCTGTGAGTGAATCGGGTGCAATTCGATTAGATGATTGGGAGATTGTTGACATTGATGAAATAACTGATGATGTAGTTGACATTCAGGAAAAACTAATTGCACTGAACAAAGCAAACGGAACTTACTACACATTAGCAGCATGATGACATCATTTTATACTGGCAATTCCTTGCCAAAGTTTGATGCTTACCATCGTGAAGATTGTGAGCACGATGATTATATGACTGCGGAAGATTATGATCGAAAAGAATACTATCGCAACGGATGGGATGCCGAACGATATGATTCTCAACGATGGTAACTGAAACAGGGATCCCCTAAAGTGTTCTAGTAGTATGAACAACACTCACTTCACCAATCTCTTCTCTCAAAACATCAACCTCGTTACGGAGTTTGTTACTGATTTCACCCGTACTTTCACTTCTAATGTGTTTGATAAGTACACTCGAAATGATGGAAAAGTTTATATTAAGCACAGTGTAGATCGTAACACTTATCAGGATGTTTTTACTGTTGAGTATATGATTTATGAGTACAAAGGTTGCTGGGTTGGTAATCAGAAAACGGTTGCTACTTTTGATGTCTTTGCTGATGCAATCGGTTGTGCTCGAAATGTCCAACTGCCTAAGGATTGCCTCTCTGAGGATAATGCATTGACTCTGATGCGTAACTGAAACAGGGGGCCCCTAAAGTGTTCTAGTAGTATAAGCACAACGATCAAACAAATGAACCAAAACCTTTATACTGTCCTGACTTGCAAACGCGATGATTTGAGTCAGAAATGGGAAGCAATTCCCGATGCTCCTTGTGATATGGATCGCGCACTTGTTAAACTCCAGTATTATCGTAAGAACTGGGGTTCGATTCGTAAGTATAAAGTTTCCCGCGTTTGATAATCAACTGAAATGACAATCTCGAATCCCTACGTTGCTACTTTGGTCGAAATGGGTTATGACCGTGCTGACTGTGAAATGGTAGCAAATGCTGGTGTTAAGTCTAACTATCCTCGCACTATTCATGGTCGAGTTTTTAACACTCAAGAGGAGTATGATGAAGCACTTGCTGATTACATAAACGGACTCTAACACAAACAGGGGGCCACTAAAGTGTTCTAGTAGTATGAACAACACTTACCTGATCGAAATTGACCGCATCGAACCCAATGGTGATGTGGTTACTATCACTGAACGTCGCAAACTGAGTGCCACTAAGTCTAACAAAGGACTTGATCGTCAGTTAAACAATCTTGTTAATCGCATCGGTGAGGAACTGAAATACTATCAAGTTTCTTACAAGCGTTATACTGTCTCTCACGTTTCTTCTAACTGATGATGACTGACATTCAACAACATCAAGAGTACAACAAACTCCTAATCCTGATGGCAAGGGAACAACTGATGGAGGACATTGATTGTATCATCACTGATTACTTTGCAGAGTACGATGTCAACTATGATGGTGAACTTGTGAAGATTTTGTGTGATGCTGTCTGCCGTAACTTTCCTACAAACTGATGAACTACACTCTCAAAGAACTCCAAGATCGAGTCAACAAACTGATTGAGAATCAGGGTGAAGATGCATACCGTGCTGCATGGATTTATACCAAAACAAGAACTTTCAGAGGTTTAGAAACAGGGGGCCCCTAAAGTGTTCTAGTAGTATGAACAACACTCACTTCACCAATCTCTTCTCTCAAAACATCAACCTCGTTAACAAAATGATTCTCCTTGCCCCTGAAGATCACGGTGCTGTTTATACGATTGACAGCGAAGGTACTTTATACTTTATGCCAAAGTATTCAAATGGAACAATTAACTTTGAAGAGATTACTGAGGTGACTGATGTAGATGAATTGGACGAGGAAAATGTAATGGAAGTTCACTCTAAGTTGATTCAGATGATGAAGTCAATCGGTGAGTATTATCAACAATAATATACCTGTTCTAGTTGTATAGAGGTTAGACTTCTCTCCCCGATTGCTTCTCCGAAAGGACTTCTCTACGGGATTGCTTCTCTAACTCAATTCTTTCTCTTTTCTTCAAATGCGCAAGATCGAATCACAAATGATCCAAGCAATTAAGAATAACATTTCTTGGACATCTGCAAACACTCAAGTTACTTATATTGAAGAGAATGACACTTCTGTTGTCTATCTTCATGGTAACAAGATTGCAGAGATTGATGATACCTCTGTTCAAATCTTTGATGGTGGTTGGCAATCAAATACGACTAAATCACGTCTGAATGTTATCATCAATGAGTTCTGTAATGCACTGACTGATGGTGTCTTTCAAAAGGATTATTGCTGGTTCATTCGTGACAACAATGTCGTAAGAGAGTTCGAGTCTGGTTATATCTTTGCTTGATTAAATGTCACGAAGAAAGCATCTCACATTCAAACCATTTGATCCTAAGAAAGTGAAACTCATTGGCATTATCTTCATTGTTTCCTTTATTCTTTTCCCTGGCGTTCGTTACAACACTGGTGAAGCATTTCACTTGACTGGTGATCTCATTCAAAGGACAACTCGATGAAAATTATTCTACATTCTTTTGGGTGCTAATCTAATTCTTGATTCTGATCTGTCGAATACACTTAGAGGGAGAAGGGAAATAATAGAAAAAACAACAAAATAGAGGGATTTATGATTAAAAATCAATTAAAAATGTATTATTAAATATGTTTTTATTGTTTATTCGTTTATGCTTATAGGCGCATAAAGTCTTAGAAAGCATAGAAGAATAGACGCATAATGTCTATAAATGCCTTAGGAAATGTACTGAGTTCTTGTACTTAAGTCCTTATAAATGCCTCAGGTTCTTGTTAGCTAAGCCCGCACTCTACCACAACCGCACAGAAATGTCAAGACCCCCCAAGTATTTCCAAACCCCCACACATTTCTCAGAATACATAAGCAATTCAAATAAATACTCCCAACCTTATTGACAGTTTCCTCTCAGCATCTTATAGTATCCACATACACATCAGGAGAGCAATTATGTCAGTTGCGTATCACCAGGCACAGAAAGTTAAGTATCGTGTCACCTTAGATCTTGAGGTGTTTAGTGATTTCGATCCACATCAAATAGACTGGGATAAAGTATTCAAGTTAGAACCTGCTGAGAAGTGTTCTGCATATGTTGAAGACCTTAGCACTCCTGATCGATGGTAATTTGATGGGTTTTTATGTCAAATAAGGGGTAAAAGTTTTGTTAACATATTACATCTTAAAACCCCTAAATAATGAGGTAATATGTTATCAAAATACCTATGAACTATTTTAGAGAAATCCTCATCGAAAAACTGGGTGGAAAGTGTGTAGAATGTGGTTGTACTGAAACATTACAGTTCGACCATATTGACCCCTCTACAAAGTCATTCAATATCTCCGCTGGGTATCTTAAACCTAAGGAAGTTCTGGAGGAAGAGTTATCTAAGTGTCAACTCTTATGTAACAAGTGCCACATTGAAAAGAGTAAAAAAGACGCCAAGTTTCGTCCCAAAACTATTGCTGGAGGAAGACCCTTAAAGTATAAGAATCTGGGTGAAATGAGTATCATCAGGGTGCCACATCTTACCACCAAAGTTCTACCACAACTGCAAGACCTTATGCAACAACTAGAGGAGAACGGTGAGGATAGTTGTGAGGTGGTATTGCAGGTCTTAAGTGATATCAGTGAAAGAGTGAGTAACTGAAACAGGGGGCCCCTAAAGTGTTCCTACAGTGTAAGGACAACCACCGAACAATGACCACCACTTACCAACGCAATCTCCTCTCCACCGAGTATAATGGGTGGGAGAATTATG